ATTATTTTAATTTTACTGGCAATTTTGTTTGGATTAGAGCAGTTGTATTGCGTAGTGCCGCACAACCTAATGGCACTGTATTGTTCATTAATTATAATCACTAATATAAAAGTATTTAATTTGTCATAAATACTCTATAGCTAATGGAGTTTCTATGCGACTTAAAGATGTAGTTACTGATCTAGATGTAATTAAAGAGGCAATCAGCTTTTTAAGAGCTCCGTTTAGAAGTGCCGTTAATGAATCTGCAGCTTGGCAAAAGAAATCAGGTAAAAATAAGAACGGCGGATTAAACAAGAAAGGTGTTGCAAGCTATCGTAGAGAACATCCTGGAAGTAAATTGCAAACTGCTGTTACTACTAAACCTAGTAAATTAAAGAAAGGCAGCAAAGCGGCGAAACGTCGTAAAAGTTTTTGTGCACGTATGAAAGGTATGAAGAAAAAACGTACCGGTGCTAAAACTAAAAGAGATCCGAATAGTCGCATAAACAAATCTTTAAGAAAATGGAATTGTTAATATGACTGTATTAAGAGAATTTTTCGGAAACTTTCAACATGACTTTAGCAATACAGCTAAAGGAGAAAAAGATGTTTTTTCTCAAAAAACAGAATTAACCGATGAACAGTTAGATGATTTATTTTGGTTCATAATAGATCACGATGATATGCATATGGAACATGTATTGCCACTTGCTAAAAAGATTAAAAAATTACAGAAACAAAAAAAATTCGATCACGGTAAATTTGTTAAAGAATGGATGCCGGTTGTTAATAAAGGATGTGCTGAATTTTATAAACATAAAAAAATGACTGCTGATCCTAAAGATATCTTTACTACAGAAGTTCGAAAAGGATTATGTCATAGACTTGCTGATCATTATCATAGAGATATCGAGAAAGGCGAATACATGGTAGGTGAATCTAAGAATAGAAAGATTAAAGAAATCGGTCAGGCTCAGATGGCGGGACCGAGTGGTCCACAATATGATACTACCGGTAATAATAGATTAGAAGAAAAAACCAAACAACGTTTAGATCCAAAATGCTGGAAAGGTTATCGTAAATCGGGAACAAAACTTAAAAGTCGAGGGAAAGGTAAAGGAAAGATTAGAGTCAATAACTGTGTACCAAAAGAAGGAATAAATCCTAAAGGGTTAAATGAAGCAGGCGATCGTATAGGTGCCATAAATACTGCAGCTCAACTAAAAAAAGCAATAGCAGCAGGTAAAGGGCAACCTTATGAAATTGATTTACTTAAGAGACAACTAGCTGCTCTTGTGCGTAAGTATAAGATTAGCCCGGAAGAATTGAATAACCCTAATATAGGAAATCGAAGTCGACAACCACCACCACCGCCTCCAGGTGGACAGCAACGAAGCCAACAACCACCACCACCGCCTCCAGGTGGACAGCAACGAAGCCAACAACCACCACCACCGCCTCCAGGTGGACAGCAACGAAGCCAACAACAACAACCACCACCACCTCCGCCTCATGGTAATAGTCAACCACCAGTCGGGAGTAAGGAGTGGTGGGATCAAAACAATAAAATGATGAAAGCTGGTATGGATTCTATGCAAGCAACATTTAATACTATAAATGCAGCCGGGCCGTGGAATATGCCACGAAATGTTAAAGAGGAAAGTAAAGATAGAAATAATAATTGTGTTAAAGTTGGTGAATCTTGGGAAAACCGTATCAATAAATATGTACAGCTTTTAGAAAAAAAGAATTTAGGAAAATAAAATGGATGAATTAATTGAAGCAGCTAAAGTAGCGTTTTCAAGTACTTTTAGTTTTTATCTAAAAACACATAACTTTCACTGGAATGTCGAAGGTACGGATTTTTACGAATATCATAAACTTTTTGAAAAAATTTACGAAGAAGTGTACGAAAGCATTGACGATTTTGCTGAAAAAATACGTAGCCTAGGTTCTTATGTTCCTGCTAGCTATACTAGATTGAGTATGCTTTCTGAAATTGAAGATCAAAAAGATATATTACCAAAGAACCAAATGGTATTGGTATTACTAGAAGATAATAGAAAAATGTTACAAATTCTTAAACTTGCTTATGATTTAGCTGAAGCAAGAAGTGAACATGGATTTAGTAATTTCTTAGCTGAAAGAATGGATGCACATCGTAAACACGGTTGGATGTTAAGAAGCAGCATGAAAGGACAAGGCTATGAGGGCTAAAGAATTTATTATCGGCGAAGCTAGAGACTATACGGCTCAAAAAGGAATGAAAGGAGATTGGAAGGGAAGTATTCCAAATTCTCATATTTGGCCTGAACTAGACAACAGTAGTGGATACCTTGCATATAGATTCGGTGTTGCATGTGCAGGAATGCCGGATCAAAAAATGGATGTCGCAGGACCGACCGGACTTAAAATGGTCACTATCGGGTATACCCCAGCTGATCAAGAAATTCTCGATGCAGCGGCAAATTTAATAGGAACTCCTAAAGTTAAATTAACTCCCGATGGTAGCAAAGAACTAGATGATACTAATATAACAAGTCCTGTTAACAATTGGCTTAAAAAAACAACTAAAAAGAAAAAAGTCAAAGAAGGCGTAATGCAAACCGGCGATACCGGCATGGGTACTCCGGAAGCCAATAAAAGAGGGTCAGGCGTCGCTAATTACGTTAGTTTACCTCATCAATCGCAGTTCGAAACTGTAGATGATCTTGATGAAAAATTTACCAATGCAGTTAAAAAAATTAAAAGAAAGCATCTATCTGATAAAGCAGTAGAAGAATCTGCAACTGCCGGTGCAACTAGTTCCGGAAATGTTGCTTCATTAGGAATGAATCCTGCATTAAGTCCAGGACCAGCAAGAGGCAAAAAATCTTATACAGGTACCCCAGGGCATAGCGGAACTAAAGCACCTCCACAACCTAAAGTAAAACAACCTAAAACTGCAAACGGTACTGCAAAAAATGGTTTGGATATGAAAGGTAGTATTTTTGGACAACCGATAAAGAGATAAGATTATGAAAAAGAAAAATCCAGTAGCAAAACATGCAAAATCAACCACATCAGGTTCGGGTCCTCACAAAGATCGAAAAAAATCTTTGAAGCGTGGAGAAACCAAACATAAGAAAGAAAAGTTTAACGAGGTTAGTATGACTCCGGAAAAATTAATAAAGCTTCGTAAATTAAAAGCTTTAAATCATACCAAAGATGGTATGTTATCTTTGCACGGCGATGATGTGAGGAACCATGCTAATCGTGCTGATCATCATATAAAAAAAGCAAAGGCATTACAAAATAAAATGAAAGTAACCCCATTTAATCGAGTAAAAGAAGATATTGAAGATACTCGTTTAAGATCAATTCACCCAATGGATCGTGGTTCCGAAGATGAATATGATATGGAAGGGTCGTATGTAAAAAATCAAATTCATACTATGCTTCGAGTATTAACTCATCTAGAACATGCATTAGATGATGATGAAAATCTGCCTGAATGGGTTGAAGATAAAATGAGTCAAGCTAAAGGTATGTTAGTCAGTGTTATGGATTATATTATTAGCGAAAAAGAAATGGCATTAGATTCCGAGACCGGAGAAGAAGGCCATATGATGGCCGAAAATAAAAGATTTATTGTAAAAAGAAATAGTTACGAAGCTAAATTACTTGAATCTTTAAGTAGGGCTATTTATAAACTACGATAGTTGTTGACTTACAACTTTAAATCATGTATATTATCTCCACAAGGAGAATAACAAATATGAGTAAAGTTTTTGGAGAGCCGGAAAAGAACAAACTTAAACAGATTGTATCCGAAGGGGTAACTGTTAAACAAGAAATTGAAGTCTTAACCGAAGGTCTCAATGATACTATTAAAGCAGTTGCAGAAGAACTTGACATTTCAGTCGGTGAAATCAAGCAAGCAATTAATGTAGCCTCAAAAGGCAATTGGGATCAAGTTTGGAAGAAATTTGATACTGTTGAAACCATTCTTACGATTACCGGTCACGCAGTACGTAAAGAAGATGGCGAAGCGTAAATAAATATTATTAGAACAAGGTTTGGCCAGCCATAAATGGCCATGAGATGGTCTGTGAGCCATAAGTCACAAGGAGAAAAAATATGAGTTACGTTGATTCCATGTGGGATCGCGAAAATGACATTGTGCATGTCGTTGAACGTGATCCTATAAAAGGAAGAATATATCAGCAACACCCTGCAAGATATGTTTTTTACTATCCAGATAGTAGAGGAAAATATACCAGTATCTTTGGTACTCCTCTAAACCGAGTAACATCTAAAAGTTGGAAAGAACATACAAAAGAGCAAAGGATTTATAGCGGTCACAAATTATTTGAAAGTGACATCAATCCTATCTTTCGTTGTTTAGAAGAAAATTATCTCGGTAAAGAACCGCCAAAACTAAATGTAGCGTTCTTTGATATTGAAGTTGATTTTGATCCTGAAAGAGGATATGCAACGCCCGACGATGCATTTATGCCTATCACTGCGATTTCAGTTCATCTTCAATGGCTCGATACTTTAGTATGTTTGGCGATTCCTCCGAAAACATTGAAAATGGATCAAGCGCAGGAATTAATTAAAGATTTTCCTAATACCATGTTATTTGAAACAGAATATGAGTTGCTTGATACATTTTTGCATCTTATTGAAGATGCAGATGTGTTAACAGGGTGGAATTCAGAAGGATTCGATATTCCGTATACTGTTAATCGTGTTATTAAGACTTTGAGTAAAGAAGATACCAAACGATTCTGTCTTTGGAACCAACTTCCGAAACGTAGAGAATATGAAAAATTCGGTAAAACATCTGTTACCTATGACATCGTAGGGCGCGTACATTTAGATAGTTTGGCATTATATAGAAAATATACATATGAAGAACGACATAGTTGGAAACTTGATTCAGTCGCTGAAGATGAGCTAGGCGAACGTAAAACTCAATACGAAGGCACACTTGATCAATTATATAATAACGATTTTAAGACTTTCATTGAATATAATAGACAAGACTGTGCAATTTTAGAAAAACTCGATAAAAAATTGAAGTTTATCGACTTAGCTAATACAATTGCACATGAAAATACTGTATTGCTTCAAACTACTATGGGTGCAGTTGCTGTTACTGAACAAGCAATTATCAACGAAGCACATCATTTAGGATTAATTGTTCCTAGTAGAGATAAAACTACTAAAGTAGAAGAACACACTTCAGATGATGAAGATGATATCGATGATAAAGCAGCAGGTGCATATGTAGCATATCCTAAAAAAGGGCTGCATGATTGGCTAGGATCTATGGACATTAATAGCCTGTATCCTTCAGTTATTCGTGCATTAAACATGGGTCCGGAAACAATTATCGGTCAACTTCGACAGGATTACACCAGAGAAGAAATCGAATCCAAAATGGCCAAGAATGGCGGAAAGTTCGCGTTGGCTTGGGAAGGTAAATTTGCTAGTAACGAGTTTGAATTAGTAATGTCTCGTGATAAAGCTAAAGAAATCACTATAGATTGGGAAGATGGCAAAAGTGATACGTTATCAGGTGCAGAAATCTATGAATTAATTTATGAAAATAATAATCCATGGATGCTAAGTGCTAATGGAACTATCTTTACATACGAAAAAGAAGGCATTATCCCTGGGTTATTAGCACGTTGGTATAAAGAACGTAAAGAACTTCAGAAAAA